TGCGGATCGACGGCAATGTCGAGGTGACCGGCGATGTCGTCGCCTCGGGCATCAGCCTCGTCACCCACCGCCACGGCGGCGTCACCCCGGGCGGCGCCCTGACCGGAGAGCCCGAATGACCGCCAGACGCACCAAGCCCGCCGAGACGTCCCGTCGCGACTACCTGGCCCGTGCCGCGGGCTGGATCGCCGGGCGCCGGGTGGCCAAAGGCGAGCGGCTGTCCCTGTCCGAGGCCGAGGCCCGCTTCGAGAATGTGACCCCGGCGCCGAAGCCGCGTCGCAAGCCGAGGGCCAAGACGTGACCGGTCTCTCTCGCACCACCGCCCGCCCGCTCGATGCCGACGCGCACCTCGGCCAGTCGATCGCCGATATCCTGTTCACCCCCATCGGCAGCCGGGTGATGCGCCGGGACTACGGCTCGGCCCTGCCTTCGCTCCTGGATGCGCCGGTCAACGGCGAGACGCTGGTCGATCTCTACGCCGCGGCGGCCGAGGCGCTGGACCGCTGGGAGCCGCGCATCCGTCTCGACCGCGTCGCGCTCCTTGAGGCAGACGCGGCAGGCCGGGCCGGGTTCGCTCTGGAGTTCACCCGTCGCGACGGCAGCGCCGGGCGGGTCAGCGTGGAGCCGCCCGCATGACCGGCTTCGCGCCCGTGGATTTCAGCCTGCTGCCGGCGCCGCCGGTGATCGAGGCACTGGACTTCGAGACGCTGTTCGAAGAACTGCGCGACGCCGTCCTCGCCGCCGCGCCGGACCTGGCCGAAGCGCTGACGCTGGAAAGCGAGCCCGCGGTCAAGGTCCTGCAGATCTGGGCCTGGTCGAAGCTGCACGACCGCGCCCGGGTGAACGACGCCGCCCGCGCCGTCATGCTGCCCTATGCCACCGGCGCCGACCTCGAGGTGCTGACGGCCCTCTTCGGCGTGACCCGCGGTGAGGGCGAGACCGACGAGCGGCTGCGCAACCGCGCCCGCCTGGCGCTGCAGGCCTATTCCAGCGCCGGTCCAGCCGGGGCCTACCGCTATCACGCGCTGAGCGCCGATCCCCGCATCCGCGACGTCACCGCCTTCAGCCCCGAACCCGGGACAGTGCGGGTCATCGTCCTGTCCGAGGAAGCGGACGGCATCCCCGATCTGGCAATGCAAGCGGCGGTCGAGGCAGCGGTGACAGCCGAGGACGTACGGGTCCTGACCGATCTGATCGAGGTCCATGCCGCGACACCGGTCGAGTTCAGCGTGACGGCCCTGATCACGCCCGAGGGGGGCGCGGCATCCTCCGTCGTGCTTGCGGCCGCACAGGCCGCGCTCGCAGCCCATCTCGATCGCCGCCGCCAGCTCGGCCTACGCGTTGCCCGCAGCGCGATCATTGCAGCCCTTCATGTCGAGGGGGTCGAGGGCGTGACCCTCAGCGCCCCCGCCGCCGACATCGAGCCCGCGCGGCACGAGTTCGCCCGTGTCACCTCGGTCAACCTGACGATGGCGCCGACATGAGCCGCGCCCTGCTCCCCCCCTGGCATGGCCCGGCCGAGGCGGCGCTGGCCGACGTGACGGCGCTCGCGCCGCTGCCGGTGCCGATCGCCTCGCTCTGGGACCCGGCACTTTGCCCCGAGGCTCTGCTGCCCTGGCTGGCCTGTACCCTCGACGCCGCCGACTTCGACCCCGAGTCCCCCGAAGAGGTCCGCCGCCGTGTCGTGGCCGAGGCGATCCTCGTCCACCGCCAGCGCGGCACCCGCGCCGGTGTGCGCCGGGCGCTCGCCGCGGTCGGGCTGGGCGATGCGGCGCTGATCGAACGCTACGGCGTCAACGTGCTCGACGGCACGCGCGCCCTGGACGGCGGCTGGACGCTCGAGCCCGCCGACCATTGGGCCGAGTTCCGCGTGGTCCTGGAGCGGCCGATGTCGATCGCCCAGGCCGAGCAGGCCCGCGCCGTCATCACCCGCGCCGCGCCCGCGCGCTCGCATCTGAGAAGCCTCGATTTCCGGCAAGCGGCCCTGATCCTCGACGGGTCCTGGACGCTGAATGGCACCTACGCACTGGGAGAGACCTGATGGCCACCATCGATGACAGCGGCGACGTGTTCCCCGAGGTCTACCAACTGGCGACCACCGATCCGGGGCTGGGCGGCCCGCCTGACGACGCGACAAACGCCGGTACGCTGAACCGGCCGATCCGGCACCTGGCACAGCGCACCCGCTGGCTGAAGACCCGCCTCGACACCTATCTCGCCGGAGCGGGCGCGCTGGCCTCGACGGCCGCAGCGGGGATCGTTCAACTCGTGGACAGCGTCACCTCGACCGCCACCAACCGCGCAGCGACCCCGAACTCGGTCAAGCTGGCAAACGACAACGCCAACACCCGCGTGCCCCTGACCCGCAGCGTCCAGGGCGGCGGGCTCGTGACCGGCGGCGGCGATCTCACCACCAACCGGACCCTGACCGTCACGGCGGCCCCGGGGGCTCAGGCGATTGCCGGGACCGCGGACAATGTCGCGCTGACACCCTCCTCCCTGAAGGCGGCGCTGGACCAGCGCATGGCCGCGATCGCTTTCCCGGAATCGGTGCCACCGTCCCGGCAGGTCTTTGGCGGAGGGCTCGCGACTGGCGGCGGTACGCTCTCGGCTGACCGGATGATCACCGTGCCCAAGGCCACGGAAGCACAGGCCCTCGAAGGGACCGCCGACACCGTCGCGATGACGCCCAAAACCGTCAAGGCGGCCTTGGATCAGCTCATCACGGCACTGCCGGTTCTGGGCGTCGGGCAGGCCTGGACTGACGTCTCCGCGCTGCGCGTGGGCGGGGCACCCTACGCCAACGACACCGGCAGGCCGATCATGGTCCAGATCCGGGCCAACAATTCCTCGGGCGGGATCCCGGTGCAGGTTTCTGCCAACGGCAGCACCTGGGTGACCGTCGGCCACCTCAGCCAGAACGAATACGAATACCTCAGCTTCGTCGTGCCCGCCGGACACTACTACCGCATCGCCACCCCCATCACCGCCCTCGGCCTGTGGGTCGAGCTTCGCTGAAAGGAGCCTCTCCCATGACCACCAACTTCCTGCACGGGGTCGAGGTCGTCGAGATCGACGACGGCCTGCGCCCGATCCAGACCGTCAAATCCTCGATCATCGGCATGGTCGGCACCGCGCCCGATGCCGAGGCCGCACTGTTCCCGCTCGACACGCCCGTCCTGGTCACCGGCCCCCGCATGGCCGCGGGGCTCGGCGCTACCGGTACGCTGCAGGCCGCGTATCTCGCCGCCTATGCCCAGGGCATCGCGGCAATGATCGTGGTCCGCGTGGCACCGGGCAACAGTGAGGCCGATACGCTGGCGGCCGTCGCCGGGAACGCTGCGGAGGGCACGGGCGTGCATGCGCTCGCCGTCTCGGCCAGCGCGACCGGGCAGACGCCGCGCATCCTCGCCGCGCCGGGCTTCACCGGCGGCGACCCCGGGGACGGCGCCAATCCGGTCATCGCCGCCCTCCTGACCGTGGCGGGGCGCAGCCGGGCGGTGGTCATCGCCGATGGCCCCAACACGACCGAGGCGGAGGCTCTGGCCTGGGCGGGGCTCCACGCCTCGGACCGGCTCTATATCGTCGATCCCGCCGCGCGGGTCTTTGACACCACCGCGGCGGCCGTGGTCACGCAACCGGCCTCCGGCTTTGCCGCGGGCCTGCTCAGCCGCCGCGACCGGGAGAAAGGCTTCTGGTGGTCGCCCTCCAACCAGGTCGTCAATGGCATCGTCGCCACCGCGCGCCCGATCGGCTTCCAACTGGCCGAGCCCGAGACCGAGGCCAACCGCCTGAACGAGGGCAAGATCGCCACGATCGTCCGGCAGAACGGCTTCCGCCTCTGGGGCAACCGCTCGACCAGCGCCGACCCGATCTGGGCGTTTCTCAGCGTCCGCCGTACCGCCGACATGGTCTACGAGTCGATCGAGGCCGCGCATCTGTGGGCCATGGACCGGCCCTTCAGTGCGCAGCTCCTCCTCGACATCCGTGACAGCGTCCAGGCCTACCTCGACATCCTGGCGACGCGCGGCGCGATCCTGGGCGGGCGGGTCTGGCTGGACCCCGAACTCAACACCGAGGCGACGCTGAAGGCGGGGCAGCTCTATCTCGACTTCGACCTCGAGCCGCCCGCGCCGCTGGAGCGCCTGACGTTCCGCGCGCATCGCAACGGCAGCTATTACGACGAGCTGGTCGCAGCCGTCACCACCGCCTGAGGAGGGACCGATGGCCTATCCGCGCATCATCCGAAACTTCAACGTCTTCGCCGACGGGGTCAGCTACTTCGGCCTCGCCCGCGAGGCCAAGATGCCCGACCCCAAGATCATGACCGCCGCCCATCGCGGCGCGGGCATGGACGGCCCGGTCGGCATCGACATGGGGCTCGAGGGTCTGTCGGCCGAGGTGACCTTTGCCGAATGGCCCGCCGCGGTCCTGACCAGCCTCGGCACGCTCAAGCGCTGGGTCATGCGCCCGGCAGCCCGGTCCGACGAGGGCGTCGATCAGACCAACATCGTCACCCTGGCCGGGCTCGTCACCAGCCACGAGTTCGGCGGCCTGAAGCCGGGCGACGAGAGCATGCTGAAGGTCAAACTCGACCTGCGCCAGTTCCGCTTCGAGCAGGACGGCACGGTCCTGTGGGACATCGACCTCGAAAGCGGCAAGCGGGTGATCGGCGGCGTTGACCAGAACGCCTCGATCCGCGCCGCCATGGGCCTGTGAAGGGGGTTTTGACATGAGTGTTCAACACGCCGTCACCGTCCGCCTGGCCCATCCGCTCACCGAGGGAGAGGCCGAGCCCATCAAAGAGGTGGTCCTGCGCAGACCCACCGTCGGCGCCCTGCGCGGCCTGCAGCTCGCAATGATCATGATGCAGGACGTCAACGCCCTTTGCCGATTGCTGCCCCGGGTCACCCCCCTGTCGCCCGAGCAGGTCGAGGCGCTGCACCCGCAGGATTTCGTCGAGCTCTCG